TTCCCACGACTTGTGGGTTATTGGCGTCTGTAGCCAATAGGATGGAACTAGTCATCCGAAGTCTCCAATCGTTGTTTCAGGTCTAAGGTGTATCCCCGCATGATGAGTAGACCACGAACCTCACCACACAGTTTCTTGTAATCCTCAAAGGACTCGGCCTTCCCCTCGGCCAGAAAGTCCTTGAGCTGATCAATCTTCTCATCCGCTTGTTGGATAAGAACTTCAAATGCGTTCATCATTCACCTTTAGGTTGTCTTTGTCTCATTTGGATACGCTCCTGCATTGCCCGCAGTTGCTCTTCTGCACTCTTGTTAGAAAGTTGTTTGAGAACATCAACACTCATGTCCATCATGTGGCGCTGCTTGTCTTCTTGCATCTGCGCGGCCATCTTCACTGCGTCCATCTTGATGCGTTTGTCATCAGTGGCTTGCTGTGTCTGGATGCGGTCACGCTCGACTTGCAACTGCGCTGCTTTGATGGCGTTGTCGGCTTGGTCTTTAGCAGCTTTACGCTGGTTCTCTTGCGCCTTGAGTTGCAACTCTTGCATCTGCATTTGCACGATGGGGTCTTGCGCTTGTTGTTGCGCTTGAGCCTGCTGTGCTTCCTGCTGATTCTTCTGGAGCAACTGCTGCGCGGCTTGCGCCAACATCGGAGACAGACGTGCTTCCACTTCTGGAGACATCTGAACTTCTTCACCAGACTCATCTGTCTGTGGTGGCAACTGCATACCAAGAGTCTGCTCAATCTGCTTGCGATACTCAAAGCCTAAGTGCTCGTTGATGTGAGACATCATGGCTGACTGCATCTGCTGCGCCATTGGGTTCTGTTGCAAGAGTGCCTGAATCTTGGGGTCTTGCATCGCTGACATGTGCACAACAATGTGAGCCTGATGATCTTGCGACAAGAACGCTTTGACCGGCTTACCCTTGAGCACGTTCTGATTCTCTGACACTGGGTCAGTGGGCTTCTGGTCATCGTCCATCGGCACGAGCTTGTTACCGTCTTTGATACCCAACACTTCTAACATCTGACGGTGCAAGAGTGGCAAGTTGTACAACTGCGGTGCGCCCTGTGCAAGCTGTAACACGGCTTGATACTGCACAATCTTCTGCGCCATTGTTGACGCATTAGGATCACTGACTGGTATGACATCCACATCGTCATAGTCAGACTTCTTGGCCTTGCGACTGCCTTCGCTTGGCTGGTAGTCGTAGTCGTCTGGCGTGTACTCAGCGATGATGTGCTTCAAGAGACCCAACTCTTGCTTCATCGAGTAGTGAACACGTGCCTGAATGGCAGACATGTTCTTGAGCGTACGCTCCAAAATTGCCAAGGTAGTACCCACAGGCGCTTGCGCACTCATATCACTGAGAGTCAAGTCCGCTGTGTTGGCGAAGCGTCTGCCTTCTTCAACGATCTGACCTAACAACGCCATCAATGTTTGACTTGGCTCTTTGTATGGCAGGGGCAGTAAGTTGTCTTTCAGTGTGCCGCTTGCTACGTCTGCATCACGCCACTCACCCGGAGCAATCGGAGTGTCGTCTCCCTTGACACGCATACCGCGAGTCTTGAAGCCGCCGGGCAGGTTACTTAAAGTACCAGCATCGACAAGCTGACGAATAAGAGAAGTGCCTGACTTAGCAAAAGCCCCAATGAGGTGAATGAGGCCAAAGCAGTAAAAACCAAATCCCGGAACGTAACCATAATGGACAAAGTGCTGTCGTTTTGTGTAGGTCTCATCATCTGGCTCCCAGTTGCGACGAATGGCCAGCACGTTGCTGGTTCCCTTTTCAATAGTAACTACATACGGCAGTGCGATGCCAGTCTTCTCACCCTTCTTGTCTTTGTGCTCATAGCCTTCTAAGTCAAGGTCTACGTTCATCTCCAACAGTTTGAAGCGATCATCAGCAGTGGCTCTAAAGCCCATCTTCTCTGCAATCTTCTTCTCAACTTCATCAAGCACGTTGTCGGGTGTGCCCAAGTCCACGTCCATGTAGAACCCTGCGACCTGCAACTTGCGCAACTCGTTCTCGGTCTTACGCATCACATGAGTAATACGTGGTGAGGACTCCAAGTTACTTGCGCCGTAAGGCACAACGATGTCTTCCGCAGGAACGAAGAACGACACCTGACGATCAAGCGATGGATCAAAGTACACCTTCTTGAACGCATTGCCAGACAGACCCAAGCCCCACAACATGCGCTCATGCTCTGGCCTGTATTCCTTCATCACATCAGTGAGTTGGTAGTTCATGTCGTCTGCTACGCGCTGTGCAGACTCTTTCTTAGCGGGTGTCTCTTTGCCAATGATCTGGGTCTTGACTGGCCCAGCCGCAGGGAACGTTGCCATCATTGTTTCTGACTGAAACTTCACCAGAGCTTCAGACAACATGGGGTGGAATACACCACACGCACCTTCCCATGGCTCTGTGCGTTCTTCAATCTTCATACCCAGAAGTTCTAGGCCATCAACGTAAGTCTGCATCCAGTCTTTGCGACTGGCTACATCTTCGTCATAGTCACTGATCAACTCTTCAGCAAGACTTTGCAGGACATCTTCGCCAATGAACTCAGCCAAGTTGGCATTGAAGTCATCTTCTGAATCTTTGTCCGGCTCGATCTCAATCTCCATATCGCCTATGCCAATCCGCACGGCTTCGGGGTCTTCAATTTCAATCTCAATTTGAGGAGATGCTTGATCCATCGCGGCCAATTCTTCCAAGCCTTGTGGCGCTGCATATAGTGACTTCTCAATAGCCATGTTTCATCCTTAGTAGTACGGTTCTTTCCTGCGGAAAGACTTCGGTTCATCTTCCTCATCAGACGCCAATTGAATAAAGCCACCGCGCCTGTAGCGCAGTAATGCCTGAGTCATTGAGTCCACCAAGTCATCATGTTCACCTGACGGGAACGATGCGACCTCTTCAACCAATTCTTCTGCCCAGTGCGTATTAGGCACCCAAACGTGTCCGGATGCAAACATATCAGCCACCGCATTTAGCCGCGCAATTTTATCGTTACCTTTGCTCGGTGTGAACTCCTGCACCGGAATTCCCATCGCCCGCAGTTCAAATATCAAGGGAGAACCTGCCGCCTTGGCCTCAACAATCAGTGAGTCCACTTCCCATTCTTTGTATTCTTCAAACGCCCGCTGTTTGAGTTCTGGAAACTCCATGCGTTTCTTGAACGCATTGAGCAATATGATATTTGCCCGGTTTACACCCAGATCATCGTCTTGATAGAACACACCCCATGTCGTGCATGCAGAATAGTCGGCCCGTTCTGTCTTCAAAAACGCCGTATCCCAAGACTGAATGATAAATTCACACGAAGGCGGGCTGTCATGCTCCCAAATCCTCCACCATTCCCGCTTTACGATGGCAGATACGTCCGATGTGGGCGACTGCATGTACTGCGCTTGCCATTTGGCGTTAGGAAGTTCTTCTTTTAGGGCTGACAACTCCTTGAGTGACCAAAACTCAGGCCATAAGGGTTTACCCGAGGGCAAAATGGCAGGAAACTCGATCACTTCCCACTCTTCGCCCGACCTTTGGGCCGCAGCCTTGATCACTTGACCCGTTAAGTCCCGTTTAGACCACCTCGTCATCACCATCACGATAGAGCCACCCGGCTGGAGACGCTGGCGAGGGCCAGATGTGTACCACTCATACGTCTTATCGTAGATTTCTGGGTTGGACTGGGCCATTGCGGCCTCTTGCTCCGAGTGCGGGTCGTCAATAATCAGAATATCCGCACCTTTACCAGTCACAGCACCGCCAATACCGATAGCGAAGTACTCTCCGCCAAAGTTTGTCGCCCATCGACCCGCCGCTTTGGAGTCTGACTGCAAGTCTAGGGCCGGAAAGATCCGCTTATAGTTAGCAGAGTCCACCAAGTTACGTACTTTTCGGCCAAAACCCACCGCCAACTCGGCTGTATGGGATGTCTGAATGATCTTTTTGCCCGGAAACTTGCCAAAAAACCACGCTGGTAGCAGGTAACTGGCAAATTCTGACTTGGTATGCCGTGGCGGCATGTTAATAATGAGGCGCTTACACTCGCCCCGAGCTACCCGCTCAAACGCTCTGGCCATTTTCTCGTGATGCCGACCGTGGATGAAGTTAGGCCACATCTCCCTGATGAACACCATGAAGTCATCAGACGCTAGGGTACGCAACTTGCGGGTATTTAACTCATCCAGAATTTCTGCGATGGCTTCTTGCTCATCTTTG